TGTCATGCCCGCGAAGTAACGCACCGGCAATCGTGCGTTCTAAGATTGTGTATTCTTCTCCCTTGTCTATCTTCTCAAGTTCTTTCCTTGATAGCCCCATCATTGTAACCATTGTTTGTTCTACTTGGCTTTTTGTGTAGCCTACTTCTTTCATCAAAGTTACGAGTTTTTTTGGTCTTCCGTTAGGATTTAGCACCTCGCCTTTTTGAATCTTCCGTAAATTCTGTTCGTTTGCCATTCTCTTTTTAATTTCACTTTTTCTTAAAACATCGACAATTGTTTTTTATGGTCGTTAATTCGTTTCATTGCAGCGTTAAAATAATCCGTGTCAAGTTCACACGCTGTAAGGTCAAACCCTAAATCATGACATGCAATTGCTATTGAACCTGAGCCTAAATGTGTATCAAGTATTTTATCGCCTTGAGTTGCGTATTTATTTAAAATCCATTTATATAATTCCTTAGGCTTTTGTGTTGGATGTATTTTTATATCTCCATTATTAATATATGCGTCTGCTCTTGACATTGAGAAAATCTTAAATGTATTAAAAGAAGTTTTTGCTAATTCTCCATCTTTAAAAGTACCGCTTCCTAATTTATTCCAAATAATAATACCGCTTAAATTAACATCAAAAAAATAATTACCACCCCATATAATTTGATTTTTTGAAACTCTAAATAATTCATGAAAATATTCTTTGTTTGGTACTTTATTATCCCAATTAGTTGAATGATATTTTTTATAAGTTCCTGCATTTTTTGTGAAACCTTTTTTGCCACCTAATTCATTTTGAAATAAATCTGCATTTATCCCATAAGGAGGGTCAACAATAGCCAAATCAAAATACTTATCTGGATAGCGAGCCATTAGCTCCATGTTGTCTTCATTTGTTATATTCATAAACTCAATCCGTTATCGTTTAACAACTCGTGCAACTTATCATATAACTGCTCATATATTTTATATTCTTCCTCTGTTAGTTTGTCGTTATACTTTAAGTTTTTTCTTATCTCTTGTTTGATATCCCAACAAATAGAATACCATTTAGACGCATTGTTGGCTAACTCATATTCGTTTTGGTCATCGGGTAGGTTGAATTCAATCGTTGCTTTCATAATTTTCTTTAAAATATCCCTCTCCGTTTTGTGCAATGAATCCGCTTTTATCTTCATCAAGTTTTATTCCTGCTATTGTTTTATCAACGGCTTTTATTAGATGTTCTTTTTCAACGGCTAAGTATTTATAACAAGTTTTAACAAACTCTCTACCTCCATTAGTGTGAACACTTAATAAGTTAGGATATACCTCATTTAGTTCTGTCATTAATTGTTGTATCGGTGTTTTCATCTGTTCTGCATTTTTAAAGCGTGAATGTTTTTTAGGTATTCCTTGTGTTGTTTCTTATCCCCGAAATGAACGTGACACTCCCTGCATAGTGCTTGTAGGTTGTCTATGGTGTCTTTGGTTTTACTTCCTCCCATTGAACGAGCTTCAATGTGGTGTATGTCCACGGCTTTCAATCCGCACACTTCGCAAGGTATAAAATCAGATTCATCGTATCCGAAGTAACTCATGTACAATTTAGTGTGCTTTTTCATTTTGTAAATAATAAACTCCACGGAGTGGGTAGGTTTAACTTTCTATCTAACTTGAATCCACAACTTTCAAATAGTGCTATCCATTCGCTTTCTGTCTTAATGTTAATGTGTCCCCATTCGCTATCAAAATTAGTTGACTCTGGCGTTGATGAAAAATGAAAGTATTTACACTTTACTTTTTTCAAGAATGGGATTAACTTCTTATCCTCTATATGCTCCATTACCTCTATACAAGCGATTAAATCGGCTTCAATGGTTTGTTTGGTAAAATCACCCAATATACAATTTGCATTCCTTAAACGCTCTGTAACATATTTGTAATGAAATTTGTTACAATCGTAGTAGGTGGTTGGTATTGGTAGCATCGATTGTGTATAGCCTCCCATGCCTCCACCTAAGTCAACAAATGATGTCGGATTGATTATCTCCTTAATCATGGTAGCGGTTGCCTCAAACAATTGTACATACTCCTTTGAATCTAAATGTATGTTCCACTCTATCTCTTTGGTAAAGCATTTCTCATCATCCCATGTTCCTCCGAATGAGTTCATTTCCTTCTGCGTCTTGGTTTGTGTTCATCGTCCGCAATTGTCGCAGCCTCGATTTCACTTTGACTGATTGCAGTTTCGATTGTGGCGTTTAATTCTTGCTCCTTCATCTGGTCATATTGTTGGCGTGAGAATATCAACAATGACAAAAACGCATCAGCAAAACATGAGGAGCAGTTAGGTAAGTTGCGTCCGTATATTTCACGATAGACATTGTTTAGTTTAGCTTGTTCTTCGGAGGTTAGGTTAAGTACCTGTGTTCTCTTAAACTCGTTGTACTTTGATTCCAACGATAGGATAAATAGTATGTTCTGTTTCATAATTTTGGGTCTAATAGTGCTACGATTATTGAGGATATAGACGCATAAAGTACACCTACAAATCCATAAGTAATTACAAAGAATATTACCCCTATCCACCAACTCATACAGAAAGCACAATCCAAAGGTTTCATTCGTTGCCAGTTGTACGGATTATGACCGTAGATAAATTGTTTTAGTAAATCAGCAGGTTTGCCAAAGTTTACAAGGATAATGGCAAAACAAGCCACACCTATAATTTCAAGAATTGTATTCATCATTTATTAATTGTTTTACTTTTTTAATAACCCGAAGAACTTCATTGATTGATATTTTCGTTTGTCTGTGGATTGCTCTTGCACTATTTCCATTTTGCCACATGGTAAAAATCTCACGGTCGTACCAATATAATTGGGCAACCACCTTTTCAATGGAGTTATATTTTTTCTCCCGTAGAAGAATGATTTCGGTAGTTTCGATATCTGCCTCGATATCTTGAACTTCCTCATAATCCCAGAGTCGGTTTTTGTCAAATGGTGAACACTTGCCGTGTATGGCGTTGTACAAAAGACGCACCACATAAAAACGAATATAGCCTCCCTCATATATTTCCTCGATTTGTTTGCTTGGTTTTTCTAATAGTTTCAAAAAAGCATATTGATATAGTTCATCGCCTACATCTTTGTTAGGGGCTATCTTATAACAAGCCTCCTTGAACCAAGATTCTTTGGTAAGATGTTCTATAATCTCATCTCTTTTGATACACAAATTTAAAACTTTTTTTCAATTTTACAACTATAACCTAATTTTTCGTACTTCTTTTTATAATACTCCACTTCGGACTCTTGATACAGAATGATTATTGACGAATAAAGTCCCTTCGTTATTGTTAAATCCCAATATCTCAAGGATGGATGTGTAGTTTCTTTTGAGGATTTTGTCATATTCTAAATAGTATTCGATTTGTTTACAGGCATTTAAAACCGTTGTATGGTCTTTGACTAATATTCTACCTATCTGCGTTGTTTTATATCCGTAATGAAAGCGCATGATATAACAGAATAAATGTCGTGGAATAGTAAATTCCGCTTTCCGAGATGTACCTAATATTTCCGCAGGTGATGTTTCATACACTTGACAAATTTCTCTAAGTACAAGTTCCCAATCTTCGCATTTTTTTACATACTTGATTCGTGGGTTTAATAACTCATGACGGAGTTCTCTTAATTTTTCCTCATACTGGCGTTGCATTGTTTCGTGTTTCAATAGCAATGACTGATAACGCTTTTTTAGGTCGTGGTGTTGTTGGTATATTGTTTCCATAGTTTATATATTTTCTTTATATCGTGTTAATCCTCCGTAAAACTTACAAGGTATGTCGCATAATCTACCATGTCTATTTTTTGCTATAATTACTACCGCATCTTCAACTTCCGGTTTTATTTCTTCGTAATACGATGGACGGAATGGGAATAGTACAACATCTGCATCCTGTTCTATTTGTCCGCTTTCCTTTAATTCTGTTAATTCAGGTCTTGCGTTTTTGCCATCACGATTTAATTGAGCCAATGCAATAACGGTAATTCCTAACTCACGAGCAAAGTTTTTTAATGCCGTTGATGCTAAACCTACATTAGTTCGTAAATCCTTTCCTCCTGCATCTAATTTCTGTAAGTAATCAATTACTACCACATCAAGGCCGAACTTCGCTCTATGCACCTTTAGAAGCGAAATTATGTTATATACATTGTTATTCTTGGTATCAATAATATGAAAATCGTTTTGATTGTATAATTGAGTAGATATATTAGTCAATTGCTCTATTGATAATTTTGCATTACGTATCTTATAGTTTTCTATTCCGCTAATATCAGCAATAACCCTTTCAGCCAATTCATCCGAACTCATTTCAATAGAAACAAAAACATATTTAGCAAACTTACTCCCATCAATACAGAAGTTTAATCCAAGTGCACTTTTGCCCATTGCCGGGCGACCGCCTACTATTACTAAGTTGCCTTTATTCCATCCACCTATATATTTATCCAAACTTAACCATCCGGTATTTAATCCTTTCATGTGGTTTCCTGTTTTGATTCGCTCTTCTATTTCGTCAATCTTTTTACCCATTACTTTAGTCATACTTTGTACGTCATTACGGGTTTGAATACGACTATTGAAATTAATCGTTTCTAAATGTGACTGTATTTCATTTAAATCCCAATCTGCACGAACTTTCATAATCTCTTCTAACAGATATTTTTTATTGTACTGCATCTCAAGAAGTACTATTTCCTTTTCAATGGTAATATCCGTCATGAAATCATTGGTAATTTTTACCATGTCAAAAGCCTTATCCGGAAAGTAACTATACAATGTATGTAAACCTATAGGATGATTTTGGTTGTACATATCCTGCATGGTTTTTACTAATGACTGATGCCATCCGGTAAACCATTCTGTTTTTACTCTTGGTAAAAATGTCTTTGCGTAATCGCTCATTAAAAAACAAGCGAGTATATTAGTTTCAATCATCATTTAATGTTGCTATATTAGTTAGTTTAAAAGTTTGTGTTTTTGTACTTATTTCATCTTGCCACCGTTTACCATTTAAGTAAGTTGCAAAGTGTGGCTGAAATTGTTTATCTGAAAATTGCTTTACAAATATTGGAATATTGTTTCTTATATTGTCGTAATCTTTTTGTGGTATTTTCTTAAATGCTTTTACTGCTGATTCTTTACTTACCTTTTTGTCGTACAAATTCCAAAATTCTTCAAATGTATTATTACTATATTCTTTTGTAGAGTTATTACTTTGTTCAGTTATTACTTTATATATGTACTGATTCTCCGACTGTCGGATTTCCCGACTTTCGGATTCACCGACTTTCGGATTTTCAGTATCTCGGTTGTCTTCTAAAACAGGTTCTTCATATACAATATGATTCCATCCAACAAATTGACCTGTCTTCTGATTAAAAACTCTAATCGATAATATATATCCTGAATCGTGTAACCCTTTCCATGCCTTATTAAATTTATCTCTACCAATATTAGCCCACTCAATCAATTGTCTTTTTAAAACAACCCAATCTGAAGGAAGTGATAAAAGATAAATTAAAACAGTTTTTTCTTCTGGTGTTAATGTTGTGCTTTGCAATATTTCATTGCTAATTGGAGTATATTTGTCTTTACCAGTTTTTTTACTCCTAATTATTTGTCCTGTGTTTTGCATTATATTTTTGATTTTACATTATAAATTGGTTTGTGATAGTTTATCCAAAATCGTTCTTCAATCAAACTTTCATTGTATGTACTATACTCAATTAAAGCAAATCTATCAAATTCAAATCTCTGTTTGTGGCATACAATTCTTTCATATAAATTTTGTGAATGACCTATGTAAATAATTAGACCTTTATGCATAAGAAAATAGACAAAAAATCTACCTTTATATTGATTCCATGTCACATTAAAACTATGTAATTCATGATAACTTTTCTTTGCTATGACATCTATTAATTGACTTAAATTCATTTTTTTGTTAAATAAAAAAGCCCATCAGATTTGTGGTAGTGAAGGTACACACAAACCCAACGGGCAAATATCTTTGTAACTTTTGGAATCCTTCACATTCCAGTTAACAATACAAATATATTACTTTTCTATTAATCCACCAAATGTGTAAATCGCAAAACCATTTTTATCATCGGTTGTTATTATAGCACCGTGCTTATGTCTTAAATCATGCACTCGAGCCGATAGACGATAGATTCCGTAGCGTTGCCATGCTTCCATAGGATTTATTTGTAAATGCTTTTGGAAGTGTTCTAATAGAGTTTTATTTTGATTTTTCATAGGTTTCTATATAGTATTCTTCAGGTGAAACAAATTCATACTTTAGCATAGATATCCTACCTGCGAGGTAAGCCTCTTGTATTGCCGTTTTAAATCGTTCGGATTTAACAACAAGTAACCAAGAATACAAACCTATTGCCTCTCCTTCAGTTGCAAATTCTCCAACCTTATTTCCGTCCATCCATACCCGGTAGAGAGTTACTCCGTTAACGATTGAACTGTGATAGTAGATTGTGTTCATAGTTGCCCTCCTCTGTACATTCTATTAACTTCTTTCTTCCAATGGGTAGTAACATCGTTAAATCCATTGATTGGTTGGTCACGCTCAAACTGGTATGGTTGAGCCTCCTGCAATTCAACTCTACGAGTGATTCGCTTCCATAGTTTGTGTAGTAAAAATGCCACAGGTAAACTGATGGGATACAAGATTAAAAATTCTATTGGTAACATAGTTATAGGTTTTAAAATGGGGGCAATTAAGCCCCCTTGATTTAGTTTATTAAATTCCGTAATACATTGAATCCTGACAACAAGAGCAGATACCTCTAAAACAATCTTGCTTTAACGCTTCTGCTTTCTCTTGTTGAAAGATAGCGTCATAAATCGCTTCACCTTTACGTGAATTACCATCCCAACCTATTAACTCGTGATGCAATGGCTTAGATTGTGGCATTTTAAACCAAGATTGCTTAGGCAACCATTCTTGATACCAAGACGGGGTGCTTGAAAATTGCTGTCCTTTAAACTTGCCAAAGTTTAATACAAAATCGTTGATTGAGTTGTTTAGATTTGTCATAGTTGTATCTGTTTGATGATTCAAATATACATCGAGTTTTCAATATTGCAAGTATTATTTTGCATTTCTTTAGTGAATGAACACTTTTTCTTAGTAAACGATACTTTTTAGCAACTCATATGCGTGAAATAGTTTCTCATCTATATCCTCTTTGACATCGTCCAACTCGATAACTGATTGAAATAACTTGTGAGAATCGGGCATTCGTGGATCGTAAGAAACAAATATCCCGTGATCATTTGCCGTTGCTAACATTCCGAATTGCATTTGCCAGTAATACTCAGGATGCAAAGATTTTAAATCTTCCGCATTGTTGATGGTTGCGTTTTTCAAATGTATAGCAGAATTAAACGGACATTTAATCTCCAATATTCCATTACCTAACCCATCGGGAGAATATCCGCTATACTCGTTGTATTCTATGAATGTAAATGTTTCGCCTCCGTAGTATGTCCACTCATCAAAAGATTCTAAGGAGAAACGGTTAAATGCTTCCGATTCGTGGGTTGTTCCCCATTCCAACGCCCTACCGAATACTTCCGGTTGTTGACCTGTTAACATAACTGCGGCTTTTTCGTATACGTACGTTTTAGCCGTTTCGCTTAATACCTCCGATTTATTCCGTGGGCTGCCCATCAGTTTATAAATCTCACTCGCAGTAAAGCGCGATTGTCTTAATGACAACCACGCTTCTTCGTTTAAATTTGTACTAATCATTTGTTACCTCCTTGTATTTGTTCATATTCTTTTATTCTACTTAACCAATAATTGGCTCTGTTAAAATCTTCCATATCTTTCCAAAAAAAATATCTCTGATATAAAAATAAAATATTGCTCATATTATTTCTTTTTCTTGCAGTCACTTAATACCTTTTAACAAAGTCAAATGCTCAGGCTTTAATTGGTATTTCTTCAATACATCCTCAATCTTACCGCCTTGTTGGATGTGCTTGGTAGCTTGTTCCCATGCCGTCATTGCAGGATTAAGAAATGGTTTCTCTTCTACCTTTGGATTGCGTGCCATTGCCTTTTCTCCGTCATCATCTTCGTCAATGTTTAACCCAAGAGCAGCTCCAAGTGCATACCTACGAGCGTAAGTAATAGCCGAACCCATCGCTTGTGGGTCGTTGGCTTTAACTACTGGCATCGTGTAACTTGCCTCAATCCATTCTCCGCTCTCGTGCATCAATAACGTGGTTAAAGTATCCCCATCGGGAAACTGTGTAAACGATAACCCTGCGTCCGCTAATGGTTTTTGAATGACATCTAAGATGTTAGCAAGTGATGCGTACTTAGATTTGAAGTAAGGATTGGTTGCCTCTTTCTTGATCTTGCCAATAGAGGCTTGAAACTTGCACAATGCAATTGCCAAGTTTTTAATTGATTCGGATTTATTCATAGTTGTAAGGTTTTAATTTCCCGTTAATCCACGCCAAGTAAACATGGCACATAAATGCGTCGTGATGGTCTTTCTCAAACTCTTCAAAGTCAAACCAGTTCTCCCAATCAATGCAATCCTCAAAGGGTATTGCTTGTTGTTTTACATACTTGTTGACTAATGAGTCATCCAACCCAATTAGATAGAATTCTACATCGCCCCTGAGGAAGTAGTATTGTGTAACTCCGTGAAGAAGTACAATATCATCCTTGATTACTGCTATCCACTTCATTGCTCACTAATTTTAATGCAGTTTTAAGAACTTTTAATGCGGTTGGATGGTAGATGTGTCCATCCATGTACTTTTTGATTGTGGGTAGTGATAAGCCCGTCTGTTTTTGAATGTCACGATTGATACCGTGGTATCTTTTTAATGCGATTTTGGTTCTAATCTCTTCAATTGTCATAGTGCAAATATAAAGTAAAACTTTTAATTTGCAAACTATTTTTTTATTTCTACTGAAAAAATAATATCCCCTAATTTAGTTGCTAATTCGTTGGCGAGTTCTTGTTGGATAGATTCGGTGAATGAATCCTCGATGAAATGTTTGCCTTTATATCCAACACGATGAATCTTCCGGGCAATCGCTTGGGCTAATGAATCGTAAGTTTGACCCTTTGCCGGTTTGATGCCTTTATAAGACATCCACTCTTTGATGGACTGCCACAGATACTGCCCACCTTGATGACCTTTTTTTGTGGGCTTTCTTCCAAATTCTACGTATTCCCAATAATCCTCCATTAGGATAGTTAGAAATAAAGATGTAGGAGTTTGTGTTATTTCCCCGAATTGGATGCTCTGTTTTAATGCACTCGATGCGTTGGCGTTCTTTGCGTCCAACTCTTTACGCATTAGGTCAATGGCTTTATTAGACCATCGTTGAATGATATCTTGCAACAATGAGGATTCGGTGGTAAACAAGTTCTGCTCATCACCGAGTCGATTAATCAAATCCTCTATGTTGATAGTGTCAGCCAATTAGATTGAAATGAATTGTTTCTCCGTTTGTGAAATTCTTTATTATCTCCGTCCAATGTTTGTCGGGTACAACTTGACAACCTGCGCTCCATCGATCTATTAGCGAACCTGCTCCACCTCTGTGTAAGTTAATACCGAATAATCCGTTTTTAACAATCTGTTTGTTAATGATCCCATCCTTGTTCCCGTCCCTATAAATATCGATTGCTTTTACTTGTTGGAAGTATGGCATACCTAACCAAAGAGATTTCCAATTAGAAGAGGTAACGAATTTATGCGACCATAAATACTGCCCGGGTACTGCGATAGCCGTTCCGGTAACTCCTCCGTGTGTTATTGGGTTAAGTACATAGAACCTTCCAGCGGTAGTTGAACATGGCGCAATATATTCTACACGCTCATTCTTAATCAACATTACAAAGTCATCGTAGGTATTAGTCAAATTCTCATCCATGCGGACAAAAACCAAACTCTTAGGAGTCCATATCCATCGTTTATTTGAAAAATATAATTGAACCCACTCGTTCGCAGCGTCCAATGTTTTCTGCCCTATTATTCCGTCAACTACAAGCTTATAACCCCGTTGGTTTAGAAATTGCTGAACGCTTTTCATAAAGTTCCATTGTTTTATTTAAATAGTAGGACGCTTTAAGTAAATCAGTTTTACCGCCTTTCATATCGTAACGCCAAACATATTTAATTACATTTCCTACCGTGTACGCTTCCTCTGGTGGTAGTCCTTTAATAGCGGTGAAGATTGCATCCATTGCTTCGATTTCGCCCTTATTATAATGAGCGGGTTTGTTTACGATATCCATTCTGCTACAAATCTATTAATATCCATCGTAATTAGTAGCATTTGACCTCCTTTAAAAAGCACATTCGTATAATCGTAGTTGGCAATTGCTCCTGAAACATCGTCTAAATTGATATATCCATCCTCTAATACTTCT